CTCGAGGTCGGCGAGCCAGTCGCGCACGGATTGCTCAATCAAAAGGTTCATAGGTTGGAAATTGAGCCAGGGTGAATCGTCACGACATGCTCGCCCGGCGTGCTGATGGCATCGCGGACCTCGGTGATGGTGTACTTGCGACCACCAAAGGTGAGTTGCTCGCCGCGTGTGGGTGCGGTGGTGAGGGTGGAAACGAGAAAACGCACGGTGTACTCACCGCCCTGGGCATTGCCGCCAAGCTCGAGCGAGAGCGATAGGCGCACGGTGGAAATCACCACCTTGATGTCGGCATTTCGGAAACGAACCGTGACGCCGTGTGCCTCGTTTTGAACTGCCGCCGATTTGAGGCGGAAGGCGTTGATCGCGGCGGGGGTCATTCTGAATGCGTGTGTATGTCAAAAGAAGAACTCCCCACCGACGCTTGGCCGATGGGGAGTTGAACGCTACCGATGAGAATCCGAACCTTAGGCGGACTTGATGATCGCCATGGTGCCGTCGGTGAGGCCTTTGGCTGCGCCGAACATAAGCTCGAGCGAAGCGTTGACCTGACGGTTGGCGGTCGAGCCCCAGACATTGTATTGCACCGAGAGACCGAGTTGGTCGAGGGTGACAACATCGCTGACGGCGAACTGAGCGCGCACTGCGTCGTCGATCGCGGGAGCGGCTGCGGCCATCACAAGGGCTTCTGGCGAGCAGCCAAAACCGATCATGTTGGTTTCACCACCGAAGCTCGAAGCGTAGTGGACACCGTTGTCGAAGCCGTAAGCACCGGCGCCGAGGTTGATGGCGGTCGTGCTGGTCGGGATCAACTGCGAGTAGATCGTCGGGGAAACGACGAGGCCTTTGCGGGCGCTCTTGCTGATCGCGGCCCATACCTTTGGTAGATCGCCAGAGGTGGCGGTGATGCCGGTGGCAGCCTTCGTCACAGCAGCGGCACCGAAGTTGGCAACAGTAACCGGAGTGGTGGCGAGCGCCCAGATCTTGTCAGCGAGTGCGTCGAGCGAGATTTGGATCAAGCGCTCAAGGCGGTGGCCGTTTGCCAACTCAGCCGCGGTGATCGCGAAAGGTTGGAAGATGTGGTCGAGGGTGACGGTGCCTTTGCCCACGGTGGCGCTGCCGCCGGGCTCAAAGTTGGTCGGGTTAACAACAGTCGCGCCGGTCGCGGAAACGATCGGGACTTGGATGGTGTCCTTGGCCTTCTTGGCATCCGAGCTGAAGTCGGTGGCGAAAAGGTTAAGGGCGGCGAGACGGTTGCTGAGAACCGTCTGTGCTTGTTGCGCGATGGAATCGGCAACGAGGGAGGAGTCGAATGTGTTAGGCATTGCGGGGGTGTGTTTGGGGTTGGTTTCGTGGTTCTCTCCGGCTCACGCCTTCGAAAGGGATGCGCGGTGTTTCCAGATCGCGGCCTTGTGCGACTCGAAGAGCGCGGATGCGGCTTTGCGGTCGCCTGCCTCAACGGCGGCGAGGTACTCGGCGACTGGGTCGCTCACTTCTGGCGCGGAATTTTCGATCACCGGCACGACGCGTGCGGCGGCGAGGCCAAGCGAACGCTCGAGGCTCGCGAGTGCGCTGCGCTCTGCATCGAGCTCGGCTTTGACTGCGGTCAGATCGCTCTCGGCTTTTTCAGCGCGGGCGAGCACGGCGTTGTACTTGGCGAAGATCGCGTCGGCGTGTGGCACGGATGCGACCGGCGCGGCAGGTGCAGGTGCTTCTTCTTCTTGAACTTCTTCTTCGCTGCCTTCGCTTTCGATGACTGCGTCTTCGGTGATGGCGACGGGTGCTTCTTCGGCAGCGGCAGGCTCGACGATGGCCTCATCGGCGGGGGCGATGACGACTTCCTCTTCGGAGGGTTTGACTTCTTGGTCCATATCCACGGACCGCGCTGTCAAATCGGATGGCGCGTTGCGGAACTTTCCGAGGCGCGAAAATTTGTTGGCGCTGGCTGCGAGCGCGAGCGAGTCGGTGACTTCATCGACGAAGCCAGCGGCCTGCGCTTCTTCGGCGGAGAACCATGTCTCGGCATCCATCCATGCGGCGATCTGCTCTGGCTCTTGACCGCTCTTCGATGCGTAGGCGGCAATCATGCCTTCGCGGATTTTCTCGAGCAGCGCGGCTTGATCGCGCATCTCGTCGGCATCGCCCATCGCGACTCCCCACGGGTTGTGGATCATGTAGAATCCATTCGCCGCCATCTTCACCGGAGCACCGGCAAGGCTGATGACGGTGGCCATCGAGGCAGCTAGGCCTTCGATCTGGACGGTGACGCCGCCGGGGTGACGCTTGAGCGCATTGAAGATCGCGTTGCCATCGAACACTTCGCCGCCGGGGCTGTGGATCTTGAGGACGATCTCGTGATCGGCAGGGACGCGCTTGAGGTCGCCGATGAACTGCTTGGCCGAGACGCCGTAATAACCGATCTCATCGAAAATGGAGATTTCGGTTTGGCGAACTTCAGCGCGGGCAGATAGGGCATACCAGGTCTTCACGCCGCAGCGGGCGTGTCAAAATTTCAGACGGTGCCTTGGCTTGGGAAAACCTCGCCAACCTCGAGGCCGAGTTGATCGCACTTCGCTTTTCGGCGAAGGTAGGTTTGCAGGATGTCGTCCTCCTCGGCTTCGGCATCGAGGCCGTGGAGGTTGCAGTAGCGCTCCCACGACATGTAGCCCTTGTCCATCAAGTCGCTGTACAGGCGGCCATCGCGTCCGTTGTCGACCGTGATCTTCTTCGGCGGGATGAACTCACACCTCCACCAATCGTCGCCGGGGTATGGTAGGCGACCGGCTTGGATCTCTTGATAGATCCAGAATTTCCAAAACGGACGGCAGAATTGGTCGACCAGCATTTGTTGCAGGCGCTCGAGGAAATTCTGCGCGACTTCGAGCAGACCGCGAAACTCGGTGCCACTCGCGCCGACGAAGATCATCAGTGCCTCGGGTGGCAGGCCGATGCCGCGCGCGACTTCGGAAATCACATAGCGGACGAACGGCTCGAACGATTGCCCTGGGTGTTCGTTTTTGAAACTTTGGATCGACTCGCCGGGCTTGAGCTTGGGGATTAAGGTGCCGTTGTAGAGGCGCTCGGTGCTGAGGTCTTCGCCTTCGCTGGTGGTGATCTTTGCGCCGAGGCCGATCTTGGCCGCTTCGTTGCTGGTGATCGAAAAGCCAATCTGCGCGCCTGCTTTGAATGCGCCCTTGGTGTAGGAGAGAATCTCGGAAAGGTCTTGAAGGTTGATCGCTGCGTTGTGCAGCCATGACGCGCCGCGTGGGTAGCCTGCCCGGCGGATGTGGCGAAAGTGGAGCATGTCCTGCGCTGGAACATCGGTGTACTTGCCGTTCGCGCGGTCGGTGATGACGCGGTAGGATAAGGGTGCACCGAACTGATCAAGCAGCACGCCGTCGAATGAGCGGTCGGATGAATCGGCAGTCGAGCCGACAGCCTCGCCGCCGATGAAGCGGACGCGTGCGCCGCCGGTCTGGGTGGTGAGAAACTGCGCAAAAAAATCACCATCGCAGGCGACTTGCCGAAGGATGAGAGATTGCGCGCCGTAGAAGTTGACCTGTGACGATGCGTCGAATGCCCATGCCTCGGCGCAGGCGCGATCCTCGAACGCGCGCTCGGCCATGCGGTTCCACTCGGCATTCGCGGTGCGGGCCTTCGGGACGATGCCGGTGCCGACAGCACGCTGGGCAAGGTGCTCGATGAGGTAGGCGGCGACGCCGACATTGTTGTAAAGCCAGCGGGCTTTCTTTAGTAGCTCGAGGCGAGTCTGGGCGGGGAGCTCGCGGCGGGGTTCGACGGTGTTGAGGATGACGAGACCGCGGTTAATTGAATGCTCGGCAGCTTCAAAGGCGGCGGCCTTGGGCGTGGCGTTTTTCTTCGGGCGTCCGGCTCCGGCGCGCTTGCCGCCACGATTTGATTTTTTGATTTCGCTCACGATTGATTTCGGGGTGTCAAAATCAAAGCGGTGACGAGTAGCGCGAGCGGTCGATGATCGCGGCAAGCTGACGCTCACGGCCTCCGTCGGTGAGTAATTCCTCAATCGCTTGGAGCAGCAGCCACTTGGGGAAACTCACCTGCCCGGACGAGCTTGAGCCCTCGGTGCCGATGCTGGTGATGACGACCTCCTCGGTGGCGCTGGAAAAGACGGTATCGGCCAAGGCCTCGAGCTCTTCGTTGGTCTTGGTCCGGCGCAGGTAGGACTTCACGCCGCTAATTTTCATGGATTCGCTCACGCGGGTGCGTGGATGTCAAAGTATGGGCGCGGGCTTGTGACAAAAACTGCCCATTATTTGTCACAAAAAATAGTCAAAATGGGTTTGGACCCCTTTATTTCCACCCTTGTTTTCTAGGGTTTTGTCACAAAAAAACCCACCAGCGTTTCCGCGTGGTGGGTGGTGGGTTTCCGAAATGATATGCAGTCCGATCAGGCGTTTTTCAAAATGTGCCATGCGATGTGGCACAGCTTGAGCGCGTCCATGAAGTGGTCGTCGCGGACATCCTTCCAGACATAGACTTGACCGGATGGCGTCTTGCGCGGGACGAGCTTTTGCCCGCTGAGTCCGGCGATGAACTCGGTGGTGACTTTCGTTGGAATCTTGAGCTCGGGTTTCTGGTCCTTGATCCGATCGATGAAAAGCTCGGTCTTGATCGCGTGGTCGACATAGGTGTAGAGCACGACGCCGGGGAAGTTGTCGATCGTGGTGCGGCTGATCCGCGTGCCGAAGGTGACATTCGCGCCTTTTGCCGGGTGGAAGAATCCGCCCGACTCTTGGCAGGTGGCATAGACGCGGAAGGTCGCAAAGCCGGAGTCGATCAGACCGCACTCGGGTTTCACGATACCGCCGCTCGGTGTAGCATAGGATCGGAGTGGCGGATCGCGGAGAAGGTCCTCGACCGAAAGAGTGGTGCCGTAGTCGAGGACATAGGATGATCCATCGGCGGCGAAGGCGGTGGTGACCCAGTGCTGTTTCTCCTGGCCGACATCGGCGCAGGTGACGACATGTGCGGGTTCGTCGATCGGGCAGGTGCCGACTTCGTAGGTGCCGGAAAGGCCGAGGATCTTGGCATCGCCGATGCTGGTCTCGACCTGCTCCCACGGCAGGGCCATGGTGGAGTTCGTAAAATCTTGCAGTCCGTTTAATGTTTCAGAATCGCGGAGGAACTTGACCGCCAGCGCGCCGAAGGTGCATGATCGCCATGGTGCGTAAAGTGAATTGAGGTGGAATGAGCGGAAGCCTTTTTGCGCGGATTCATTGGTGCATTGCCATTTCCCTTGTTGGAGCATTTCCATTTTCTGGCCGTCATTGATCGAGCCGTGGCAGTGTTGGCATTCGTAGCGCGCGGACTCTTCGACGTGCGCCATGTTCCACTTGCCGTCGGCCTTGGCCTCGCGGTCCCATTTCACTTGCTCCCAGAGTAGCTCGATGCGTTCCGCGCAATGCGGGCATGGCAGCATGAATTTTTCCTGCGTGCCTTTGAGGTATTCCTTCCAGATCGGTCCCTCGGGCGTGGTCGGTGTGGAGGTCTTGACGCGGAGGGCGCCGACGAAACTCTTCGTGCGGTTTTCGGCAAGGTGCATCGCGCTGGTTTCCTTGTCGGTCTCGGTGGCGAACTTGTCGACCTCGTCGAGTAGGAGAAGACCGGCGGGGCGGCTGGCGAGGTTGGCCGGTGAGTTGGACCCGACAAAGACAAGCGATGATCGGCTGAAGTGTTGCTCGAGGGTTTTAAACCGGTGGCGATCGGCGGGCTTTTGAGCTGAGAGGGTGGCGCTGTCATCGAACAGCGGCATCCATCGCGTTTCCGAAAATGATCGGGCGAGGCCTTCAGTCGGCATGACCCACACCATCGGCTGCGGCTTGTTGCAGATCCGCCATGCAGTCCCAGCTTGGATCATGGTGGTCTTGCCGGTCTGGGTTCCAAAGACGAGCACGACATCCGTGACATCGATGTCGCCGAAGCACTCGAGCGGCTCGCGCAGGTAGGGCGTCATCGAGACGGAAAAAGCGCCAGGCATTTGCGTCTGACGCTCGGAGAGAATCACTTCGTCACTGCACCAATCCACCACCGACCGGCGATCGATCGGCGCATAGATCGAGCGGATGTGCTCGCGCAGGGCTTCGGCGGCGGGAGTCATAGGGTTTTGCGAATGACTTCAGTCAGAGAATCACACCACTCGGAAAGCGCGGCCTCGATGGCCTTTTGCGGTTGGCCGAACAAGCGAGGTGCGAGGCTTTTCGGCATCACCTCCAACATCTGCTTGGCAGCCACATGCGGTCGACCGGCGATCTCCTTGGCCTCGTCAAAGTAGAGCAAGATGCCCTCCGCGCGTTGCCATTCTTTGAAATCGCGTTCGGCTTTGTGGCGGTTGTTTCGGGCCGCGATGTAGATCGAGTTGGCCTTTCGAATGTCCTCGATCGATCCGCCGTTCCGTTTGCAGAGGACCAGTTCGTTGTAGCCGACCTTTTCCGCCAACCTCGCCCGGCGAAGCGACTGGCGCGGGGTGTTGTCATCGTCATCCGGCTCGGGTGCGTCATGCGCTGGGGTTGTGACCGGCTGGGGCTTGGCGACCGGCGGCGGGGCGTCCATCACCTTTTTGTTCTTCCGGGGCTTTGGCTTCGCGTTCACCTCACGCCACGCCTGCGCTGCATCCACCGAAGTGGTCGGCATCCCCTTCTTCACGAGCCGCGAAACGAGACCTTTGTCGATCTCGAGGGCTTTGCTCAGTTCCGTGATCCCCATGGCGAAGTCAACAAAGGCTCAAAAGTCAACACTCAGACGACTGACGAGAGTGGCCCAACAC